GATGGAGATACGATATATTACGATAAACATGCTGGACACGACATATCATGGAAAGATGTACTTTACCGAGTCATTCGTGATGGTGACGTAGTTCTAGTAGATTAACCTAAGCCACAAACTTTAAACCCCAAAACCTCAAACAAACAAACAAATTATTAATTAACAAAAAAAACAAAATTATGAAAATGTTACATTTTGTAGATGCAGCTGGAACTGATGAGAATTTTTTCCCAGCAGCTAATTGCAATCAAATTTCAGTAGCCGATGGTACTTCTTGTATCCTTTACTTTGCTAACACTGGAGACGAAGCTGACCACGTAGTGGATTTAACTTGCTCAGAGCCTGAAACTGTTGCTTTAAGATTAGCCGAAGAGATTAGTGCGGGTCAAATCCAATATGGAGGCGTGCTTAAAATCATCGCTGCAACAGCGCCTTTCGCAGATGTTTCTGCAGTAGCGTTTACTGCTGGAGCGTAGTAGATGAGACTAACCGCGCAAGATTTGCGTGAAATGAATATCCTTAAGTATTACAGGCTCACTAGAAAGTGGGTCTGTAAAACTTACGGGTTAAAAGATGCAGATTTAGAATTATTAATTTATTTAGATTGTAAAGGAAGATTTACACGAAACGATTTTATCAACGGAGTTTATACATACTCATGGGATAAAAACAGATGGGAGAGATTAAAACGAGAAGGTTGGATCGAAACCTGGAGACACAGGAATAGAACTACAATTAAGTACTCAGTATTTAAAACTTCATGGAAATGCTCTCAAATGATTAGTAGGATATATAGAATCCTATTAGGTGAGGAGGACTTACCCACTTCAGAAAGAAGTGTATTTTATAAAAATAAATCATATACAGATAAAGTTTACAACAAAGCTATAGATGATATGATTAAAGATAAAGATAGATAATTATGCCAAATTTTGACAAAATGAAAAAACAAACTAGAAGTGGCGGTGGACCATTTAATATGGGTTCGTATGGTAAGGGTAAGAACCCTATATCAATGCTAGGCGATTTAGATAAAGACGGTAAAATGTCTGGATACGAAAATGCTAGACAAACAGCTATAGAGAAAAATACAAAAGGAGGACCAAAAATGAAATACGGTAGTCCAATGGATATGTATGGTAAAAAAGGATCTATGGCTATGAAGCACGGAAAGTATAAAAAATAAATGGGATTTAAACTAGGTAAAAATAGAGGTAACTATGCCGTAGGCGGTGAAATCAAAACAAAAATGCGTTTTGGTAAACAAGCTGGAGATCATGGTTCTGTACCCGGTACACCTGTTATCAGAGTGCCATTAGAAGAGGGTGTAATGGGTGAAGCCAATATGGATGGCACTATATATGTTAATGAACTAATAGAGCCTGGTAGTTTTGAAGACAGGCAGGTAATAAATCATGAGATGAGACATGCTACAGATATGAAGCTTGGTAAATTAGCTTATACTGACAATAGTGTAACTTATAATGGCGAAGAGTTTCCTAGAATGGATATAGATGGTGTAGATTCTATATTAGTAGATGGAGAATGGAAGGAAGCTGGAGATACTGGTTTTCCTTGGGAAAATGACGCTAATAACGGAAACAAATAATATGTGGAGTTTATTTAAAGATAAAAACGAAATTAACGAGAAAAACGTAGTAGGATTTATATCATTCATAGTAATGGTATTATTTGCTATAGCTGATCTTGTGACTAGCTTTATATTTATAGATGGAGAGTTAGTAATTAACGAGGTGATATACAATTCATTTGTGTGGGTAACACTAGGGTGTTTTGGTATTAGTTCATTTGAAAAAGTAAAAACAAAATAATATGTTAGGCAAACTATTTTCCGGTGGAGCTGCTGATTTAGTAAAAAGCGTAGGCGGAGTAATAGACAACCTACATACATCTAAAGAAGAAAAACTTGCTGCTGAACTTAAAATCAAGCAACTTATAAGTGATTATGAAGTAGAGATGGAGAAGAATATAACTTCTCGTTGGGAGGCAGATTTAAAATCAGACTCTTGGCTAAGTAAAAATGTTAGACCAATGGTATTGATTTTTTTAATAGTATGCACCATGCTATTGATATTTATAGATGCAGGTGCAATAAAATTTAACGTAAAGGATTCTTATATAGATCTTTTACAATTAGTATTAATAACTGTGATCGGTGCTTATTTTGGCGGTAGATCATTAGAAAAAGTAAAAAAATAAAAATATGGGATATTTTAATGTAGAAGCAAAACCTTTTATTCTACCAAGTGAGCAGCACGACGGTAACATAACTGACGCACAAATTTTAGCCGACTGGACATCTTTTGAGATACCAAAAGGCGCTGCTAGATTACTAGGAATGACGATTTTGTATAGAGGTAAAAATGGCGCTGATGTCACTCCAACTGATTTTGAAATTATTTGGGCCAAATCAAACCCCGATGGATCGGCACCAACTTCTTTAGGCGCTGTTACAGCCGCAGTAGGCGCGCCTGCAGTGGGTTCACCACCTTGGTTTAATCTTATACAAGCTAGATCTTACATTGATATAAGTAACGGTAGTAATGATGGTGATCTTACTTATTTAAACGTAATAGTGCCTCAATCTATAGGTGGGAGAATCGCAGATACGTACTTAAACGGTGGCGTAGGTAACACGATAGTTCTTCAAGGTGAACCTAACAGTGGGACAAACGTTGGGTATGATAAATTATATTGCGCTTTAATTGCAAAAGCTACTCACAATTGGGGAGCTTCAACTATAACTGTTAATGGAACTCCAGCTACAACAACAAACGTAATGACTGTAGCAGACGTTGATGCAAGACTTATGTTTGCTCCAGGAGACGTAATATACGATGAAGATGACAGGCTTATGGGTACAGTTAAATCTATTGACTCTGCAACGCAAATAACATTTGAAAACAATCTAGCTAATGCTGGTGTAAACGATAAAGTTTTATACAACGGTAGTCCAATTACATTAGTGCTATCATTTGAACAATAAATAACAAAAACAATTAAATTAACTTAAATTAAATAAAATGGCAAAAAAAGAAGAGGTGGTAGACCTTAAACCTGCAAAGATAACTGACGAACAGTTAAAGAGTATACAAGAAGTAGTAAGTAACATTAATAGAGGTCAGATCGAATTAGGCTCTATGGAAGTTAAGAAACACAACTTGATGCACCAGATTAACGGTATTCAAGAAGAGTTAGGTAAATTACAAACTGAGCTTGAGAAAGAATATGGTACTGTAGATATCAACATCCAAGATGGAACAATAAATTACGATGTCGAAGCTGATAAGAAAGATTAGTATCGGATCAAATTATAAGAATGACGCTATGCACTATGCCGTGGGGCAAGAAGTGTATGGTGGTCATACTATCTGTGATATCATAGAGGAAGATGATAAGTTTTCTATCTACATAAAAAAGAATAAAGACGTATTGCCTTGGAAAGATTTTAACAAGAACATGGCTGTATCTGTAGAGTATAATCTAGAATACTAATGAAAAGCGTATACAACTTTGTTGTTACGCCAAAAGGAGATAGATACAATAATACAAAAGAAGTAGATGGTGGAAAGCTTATTCTTAATACTGAGATATTTAACCATCAATATGTAAATAGAGAAGCTATTGTGGTATCTACACCTATGGTAGGACAAACAGATATAAAACCCGGTGACACAGTTATAGTTCATCACAATGTGTTTAGAAGATGGCACGATGTTAAGGGTAAAGAAAAGAACAGTAGAAGTTATTTTAATGAATCTACTTACTTTATAACACAAGATCAAATTTTTTTATATAAAAGAGATGATAAGTGGATAGCTCCAAAAGGATATTGCTTTGTAATACCTTTAAAAGCTACAGATCAGTTTAATACTAAATCTGAAAAACCTTTACAAGGTATTGTTAAATACTCTGACGGTACAGTTGAGGTTGGGGATCTAGTTGGTTTTAGACCAAGTAGTGAATATGAGTTTATCGTTGATGGCGAGAGACTATTTCGAGTTTTATCTAATTTTATTACAATCAAATATGAACATCAAGGAAACGAAGAAACGTATAATCCAAGCTGGGCACAAAGCAGTTGAAGAACTTATTAAGGTAGGTGAAGAAGCTATTGTCACTGACTCTGAAGATGATCTAACAGCTGATAAATTAAAAAATGCCGCAGCTTCTAAAAAACTAGCTATATTTGACGCATTTGAGATACTTAACAGAATTGAAGAAGAAGAAAATTTGCTTGAGGGTAAAACACCTGAAGAGGCAAAGGAAAAAACCTTTAAAGGATTCGCTGAAAGTAGATCTAAGTAATGTACGAGCAAAGTTTAGTTAATACAGTAGAACCTGTTAAGAAAACTACTATCAGTAGACTTAACAAGGGTAAGAAATGGAAATACGGTTACAATAAAGAACACGACATTGTAGTGTTATCTCATAATGGGCAAATAGGTGAGATAATAGAAGTACAAGGACTAGTTATTGCGTTACCAAAAACTCCTAAAGAAATATACAAAGATCCGAAGAACAAATGGGTGAAATTCGAGTATCCCAAGGAGTTGCAAAGAATTAAAAATATATTCGATTGGAGAAATTATCCGGAAAGCAGTAAAGAAAAATGGTACGATTATATAGACGAGGAGTTCAGAAGAAGGGAGGAAGGATTCTGGTTCACGAATAATGGTAAACCAACCTGGATAACAGGTACGCAATACATGTACTTGCAATGGAGTAAAATTGATGTAGGTGCTCCAGATTTTAGAGAGGCAAACAGATTGTTTTATATATTCTGGGAAGCTTGTAAGGCAGACAAAAGATGTTACGGAATGTGCTACCTTAAAAACAGACGTTCTGGATTTTCTTTTATGTCGTCAGCGGAAACGGTTAATTTAGCCACTCTTGCAAGTGATAGTAGATTTGGTATCCTGTCTAAAACTGGATCAGATGCAAAGAAGATGTTTACGGACAAAGTAGTTCCTATATCAATTAATTATCCTTTCTTTTTCAAACCCATCCAAGATGGTATGGATAGACCGAAGTCAGAGTTAGCTTATAGAGTACCAGCTAGTAAGTTTACAAGGAAAAAGATGTCAGCTACAGATGGCATGGAGGATATCGAGGGTTTAGACACAACTATTGACTGGAAAAACACTGGAGACAATAGTTATGATGGTGAGAAACTAGCTTTATTAGTTCATGATGAATCTGGTAAATGGGAGAGACCCGATAATATTTTAAATAACTGGAGGGTTACAAAAACATGTTTACGATTAGGTAGTAGAATTATTGGTAAATGTATGATGGGCTCAACTTCAAACGCTCTAGACAAAGGTGGAGAAAACTTTAAAAAACTATATAATGCCTCAGATGTCACGAGAAGAAATAGAAACGGTCAGACAAAGTCTGGATTATACTCTCTTTTTATCCCAATGGAGTGGAACTACGAAGGATTTATTGATGAGTATGGAATTCCAGTCTTTACTACTCCTGATATCGACAGACTTACACCAGACGGTGAATTAATAGATGTTGGTGTAATAGATAACTGGCAAAATGAGGTTGATGGTTTAAAAGATGATCAAGATGCTTTAAACGAATTTTACCGTCAGTTTCCAAGAACGACTGAACACGCGTTTAGAGATGAAACAAAAAACAGTATATTTAACTTAGTTAAATTATACGAGCAGATAGATTACAACGAAGAGATGACTAGGACCCTAGGGATTACAACTGGTAATTTTCAATGGGTAAATGGAGTTAAAGATTCACAAGTTATATTTTACCCAGATCCAAAAGGTAGATTTAAAACTAGTTGGGTTCCACCTCAACAATTACAAAATAGAGTGGTACTTAAAAACGGTATTAAATATCCTGGCAACGAACATATGGGTGCTTTTGGTTGTGATAGTTACGATATATCAGGTACAGTGGATGGAGTTGGATCCAAAGGAGCTTTACACGGTTTAACCAGGTTTAGTATGGAAGACGCTCCTGCTAACAGTTTCTTTTTAGAGTACTTGTCAAGACCACCAACAGCTGAGATGTTCTTTGAGGACGTTCTAATGGCTTTAGTATTTTATGGGATGCCTATACTCGCAGAGAACAATAAACCTCGTCTCCTGTACTATCTGAGACGTAGAGGATATAGAGGTTTTAGTATGAATAGACCTGATAAGATATGGAACAAATTATCTGTTGCAGAAAAAGAAGTTGGTGGCATACCCAACTCTTCTGAAGATATTAAGCAAGCTCACGCGGCGGCAATCGAGATGTATATACAAGATCACGTTGGAATGAAACGAGATGGAACGTTTGGTGATTTGTATTTCAATGAACTTTTAAACGACTGGGCTAAGTTTGATATAAACAAAAGAACAAAGCATGATGCGTCTATAAGTTCTGGTTTAGCTATAATGGCTAACAACAGACATTTATATGCGCCTAATGCAAAGGTTGAAAAACAACCACTAAATATAAACATTTCTAAGTATAGTAATACTGGAAGTAATTCACAAATAATCAAATAATAAATATGGCAGAGTCTGGCATTAGAAGTTATTTCCCGAGTCAAACAGTTAGCGATGCTGAGAAGCTAAGCTACGACTATGGTTTGAAAGTAGGTAAAGCAATAGAGCAAGAGTGGTTTAACAGCGACAGAAGTTCTAATAGATATAGAACTAATCAAAATGATTTTCATAATTTAAGGTTGTATGCTAGAGGCGAACAATCAATACAAAAATATAAGGATGAGTTATCTATAAACGGTGATTTGTCCTATCTTAATTTAGACTGGAAACCAGTTCCAATTATATCTAAATTTGTAGATATAGTTGTAAATGGTATAGCTGAAAGAACTTATGATATAAAAGCTTACTCTCAATCTCCAAACGGTGTGGAAAAAAGAACAAAGTACATGGAGGCGATACAGAGCGACATGGAAATGAGGGAGTTTAACCAAGAAGTTGAATCTAGGTTTAATGTTAACACAAAAGAAACCAATATAGCCAATGAAGATTTACCAGAATCTAGTGAAGAGCTCGGTATACACATGCAGCTTAATTATAAGCAGGCCGTAGAACTAGCTGAGGAGCAAGCTTTAAATGTATTGTTTGAAGGTAATAAGTACGAGTTAACTAAAAAACGTTTTTATCAAGATTTAACTATATTAGGTGTTGGTGCTGTAAAAACAAGTTTTAATACATCCCAGGGTGTTACAATAGATTACGTTGATCCTGCTAATCTAGTTTATTCTTACACTGAATCCCCGTATTTTGAAGATATTTATTACGTTGGTGAGGCTAAAACTATTCCTGTAAACGAACTAGCAAAAGAGTTTCCTCACTTAACAGAAAGTGACCTTGAGGACATAATGAAGAACAAGTCTAATAACAGATCTAACTACAACTCTAGACATAGCGAGGATAAAGAAGACAATAATACAATTCAAGTTTTATACTTTAACTATAAAACTTATATGAATGAAGTTTACAAAGTAAAAGAAATGGCTACCGGTGCCGACAAGGTTATACCTAAAGACGACTCTTTTAATCCTCCAGAAGACATGGAAGGTGTGTATAGCAAAATGTTAAGATCAATAGAGTGTTTATATGAGGGAGCTATGATCCTTGGTACTAATAAACTACTTAAGTGGGAGATGTCAAAAAACATGATGAGACCTAAAAGTGATTTCACCAAAGTTAAAATGAACTACTCTATTGTTGCACCTAGAATGTACAACGGTAAAATAGATTCGCTAGTAAGACGTATAACGGGTTTTGCTGACATGATTCAACTAACGCATTTAAAGCTACAGCAAGTATTATCTAGAATGGTTCCAGATGGTGTGTACTTAGATGCTGATGGTTTAGCTGAAGTTGATTTAGGCAATGGAACAAACTATAACCCACAAGAAGCTTTAAACATGTTTTTTCAAACTGGATCTGTAATAGGAAGAAGCTTTACGTCAGAAGGTGATATGAACCCAGGTAAAGTGCCTATTCAAGAAATTACATCAGGATCTGGTGGTAACAAAATGCAAGCACTTATTGGTAATTACAATTACTACCTGCAAATGATAAGAGATGTAACCGGGCTTAACGAAGCGAGAGATGGTAGTACTCCAGATAAAAACGCTTTGGTTGGTATTCAAAAAATAGCAGCAGCAAACTCAAACACAGCAACTAGACATATATTACAGGCTGGTTTATTCTTAACAGCTGAAACTGCTGAATGTTTATCGCTTAGAATATCTGACATTATAGAGTACTCTCCAACAAAAAATGCTTTTATTCAAGCTATAGGAGCTCACAACGTAGCGACTCTAGAAGAAATGTCTGAGTTACATTTATATGACTTTGGTATTTTTATAGAGCTACAGCCAGACGAAGAGGAAAAAGGTATGTTAGAAAACAATATACAAATGGCGTTACAGCAAAAAAACATTGAATTAGAAGACGCAATTGACCTTAGGGAAATACGTAATATTAAACTAGCAAATCAATTGTTAAAAATACGTAGAAAAAAGAAAGAGCAAAAAGACAGAAAGTTACAAATGGAAAATATCCAAGCTCAAACAGAATCTAACGCTAAGGCTGCCCAAACATCTGCGCAGCTAGAGGTTCAAAAGGAGCAAGCTCTAGCACAAGGTAAAGCTCAATTTGAACAAATGAAAGCACAAATAGATACGCAGAAAATGCAGCAAGAAGCTATGTTGAAAAAAGAGTTAATGGCATTAGAGTTTCAATACAACATGCAGCTTAAAGGCGTAGAAGTAGAAGGTAAAAAAGCTGGAGAAAAAGAAAAAGAAGATCGTAAAGATGAAAGAACAAAAATACAAGCATCTCAACAAAGCGAGATGATCGAGCAAAGAAATAGTGGAAAACCACCTAAAAACTTTGAGTCCGCAGGTAATGATACATTAGGTGGAGGATTTGATTTAGGTTCGTTTGACCCTAGTTAGAATTATTAATTATTATTATATTATATTATGGAAGAAGAAAACAAAGAAGTAGTCGAAGAGACTACCCAAGAAACGACTGAGCAAGTCGATGAAAGTAAATTTGAATCTGCGGGTGATGATAGTGTTATTAAAGTAGATTTAAACGCTCCACCACAAAAAGAAAAAGAAGAAACTGAAGTTGTGGCAGAGGAAAAAACTGAAGAAGTAGAAGCGGTAACAGAGGTTACTGAGGAAACAGAAGTACAACCAGAAGCTGAAACACAAGAAACTCCAGTATTAGAAGAGATTACTGAAGAAGAAGTTGAAGAGGTTGAGGAGCAGGTTGAAGAGGCTGTAGCAGAAGCTGAGGCTACTGGAAAACCACTACCAGAGAACATCCAAAAGCTAATGGACTTTATGGAAGAGACTGGTGGAGATTTAAGTGACTATGTCAAGCTTAATCAAGACTATTCAAAATTAGATGATCAAAATCTATTATATGAGTATTACAAGCAAACAAAACCTCATTTAAACAATGAAGAAATTAACTTCCTTATGGAAGACACGTTCTCTTACGACGAAGATGTAGACGACGATAGAGATATACGTAGAAAAAAATTAGCGCTTAAAGAGCAAGTTGCCAGCGCTAAGAGCCACTTAGACGGGCAAAAGTCTAAATACTATGACGAGATCAAAGCTGGAAGCAAACTTACGGGTGAGCAACAAAAAGCAATTGATTTCTTTAATAGGTATAACAAGGAGTCAGAAGCAACTCAAAAAACAGTTAAAACAAACTCTGATATTTTTACACAGAAAACAAATAATGTTTTTAACGACAAGTTCAAAGGTTTTGAATATAACGTCGGTGACAAAAAATACAGGTTTAATGTAAACAACGCTGAAGAGGTTAAAAACACTCAGAGCGACATAAGCAATTTCACCAAAAAGTTTTTGGATAAGAACTCTGCTTTAACAGACGCTAAGGGTTATCATAAATCTCTATACACGGCGATGAATGCAGACGCTGTTGCAAAACACTTTTACGAGCAAGGAAAAGCAGATGCTATGAAAAATAGTATTGCTAAAGCCAAAAACGTTGATATGAACCCAAGGCAAAGTCACGGGAAGGTTGAAGCGGGTGGTATGAAGTTCAAAGTGTTAGGCGATAATTCTTCTGATTTTAAGTTTAAAATTAAAAACAAAAACAAATAACAATTTAAAAAAAATTAATTATGGCAATTACTCCCGGTGGGGCGTTGAATAGTGTAGCTGCTTCACAAAAGCAAACACTAGCAACAAACTATATTGACTTCAACCAAGATATGGGTTGGGCTCAACAATATTTACCAGACCTAATGGAACAAGAAGCTGAAGTTTTCGGACCGAGAACTATTTCAGGTTTCTTATCACAAGTTGGGGCTGAAGAATCTATGACTGCTGATCAAGTTGTTTGGTCAGAGCAAGGTAGATTACATTTATCATATAAAGGTAACGTTAACTCAGCAACTGCTGGTGCGGATCCAGGTACTGGTGTATCTAATATCGCACAAGTTACAATTGAAGATGATATTGATGGAAACGTTGGTTCTGGTTTTACAGCGGCTAGTCATGGTATTAGAGTAAATGATACTATTATAGTTTCTAACTCAGATGGTGTTTTCAAATGTTTAGTATCAGTTGTTAATGGTGCTGTACTTGATGTATTACCTTACGGTTCGTCTGCTTTATCAGCAAACACTGTATCAAAAGCAACAACTATATTAGTTTATGGTTCTGAATATGGAAAAGGACAAAGTTATGTAGCTGCTGCTGGTACTACTAATACTACGGATCAAAGAGGTGCTAACGAGCCTACGTTCAAAACTTTTGACAACAAACCAATTATTATTAAAGATTACTACGAAGTATCAGGTTCTGATGTTTCTAGAATTGGTTGGATTGAGGTTGCTTCTGAAAATGGAGCTACTGGATACATGTGGTACTTAAAAGCTGAAGCTGATACAAGAGCTAGGTTTACTGATTATTTAGAAATGGCAATGTTAGAAGGTGAGCTTGCTGTTGCTGCTTCTGAGGTTCCTGGTGCTACAATCGCTCCATCTTCTACGTTAAACACAGCTGATACTGCTGGTACTGAAGGTTTATTCGCTGCTGTAGAATCTAGAGGAAATGTTACTTCTGGTATTACTGGTGTTAACGCTGCAACTGATTTAGCTGAGTTTGATGCTATTTTAGCTGAGTTTGATAACCAAGGTGCTATTGAAGAAAACATGATGTTTGTAAACAGAGCTACTAGTTTAGCAATAGACGATATGTTAGCTTCTATGAATTCTTACGGAGCTGGTGGTACTTCTTACGGAGTGTTTGACAACTCTGAAGATATGGCTCTTAATTTAGGTTTTTCTGGTTTCAGAAGAGGTTCTTATGACTTCTACAAGTCTGACATGAGATACTTAAATGACAAAGCTACAAGAGGTGGTATTAATGACGCTAGTTCTGCTAACGCAATTAGAGGTGTTGTTATTCCAGCTGGTACATCAACTGTTTATGACCAAATGTTAGGGAAAAACTTAAAGCGTCCGTTCTTACACGTTCGTTACAGAGCTTCTCAAACTGATGACAGAAAACTAAAAACATGGGTTACTGGCTCTGTTGGAGCTGCTACATCTGCTTTAGACGCAATGTCAATACACATGTTATCTGAAAGATGTCTAGTTACACAAGGTGCTAACAACTTCATGTTAATGAAATAAGCATTTATTATATTAAAGACCGGGGCTTCGGCCTCGGCCTTTTATTTTTATTAATTTATATTATATTATATTATGGCAAAGAAAAAAGAAACAAAAAAGGTTGTAGAACCTTTAATAGAAAAAGACTTCGAAGAAGTTGTGGTAGAAACACCAGTGGTTGAAGAACCAAAAGCAAGAGAAAGAAAAAAACCTTCAAACGAGTGGGAAATTAAAGACAGGATGTACAATTTGAAAGGAGATAAAAAACCTCTTTCGAGATCTATTAAATCAGCAAATATATTTTGGTTTGATGAAGAAAAAGGTTATGAAAGAGAATTAAAATATACAAGAAATCAAAGAACTCCTTTTGTTGATGAAATGAAAGGTGATCAAAGGTTAGAGCATATTATATTTAGATCTGGTTCTTTATTTGTTCCAAGAGAACAAACAACATTGCAAAAGTTGTTAAGCTTATATCACCCTCATAGAGATAAATTATATGAAGAATACAAGCCAGCAGCGTTAGCAGAAGAAGAGATTGATATACTAGAAATGCAAGTTGACGCATTAACAGCAGCTAGAAATGTTGATATTGATATGGCTGAGGCTATTATGCGTGTTGAAAAAGGTTCTAACGTATCTACAATGAGTTCTAAGGAGCTTAGAAGAGATTTATTAGTATTTGCTCGTAACAACCCTAAACTCTTCTTAGAGTTAGCGGATGACGAAAATGTAATGCTAAGAAATTTTGGTATTAGAGCTGTTGAAGCTGGTATACTAAGATTGTCTTCTGACCAAAGAAACTTCTTATGGGGTTCAACTGGAAGAAAGATAATGGTAATACCATTTGATGAACATCCTTATACTGCGTTAGCACATTGGTTTAAAACTGACGAAGGTATGGAGATTTACTCCAATATTGAAAAAAGATTAAATTAATCTAACTGTAGATGCGATCGCTCTACGGGGCGATTGCAAATACAAACAAAAAAGAAATTATGGCGGCAAGTATAAACAATGTATATCAAAAGGTATTGGCTTTAGCCAACAAGGAGCAAAGAGGATATATAACTCCACAAGAGTTTAACTTATTTGCTGAATATGCTCAACTTGATATTTTTAATAAATACTTTGATGACTTAAGAGGCATCAAAAGCATTAATGTTAATTCAGATTATTCTGACTCTAAAATATCTATAAAAGAAAGAATTAGCGCTTTTGAACTTTCTATCCAAGGGCTAAACAGTTATAACAATGGTTTTTCTGACTTACCTAATGACCTTTACAGTTTAGGTAGTGTGGTTGTAAACTACGATAGTGTAGGTCAATTTAGTGCTGATATATCTAAAACGGTTCAAGTTCAAAGAGTTGATACAAAAGAAGCAAACAAGTATATCAACACCGCTTTAGCCGCTCCAACAAGACTAAACCCAATATATACACATGTAGGAGGGGACATAAGTAATCAACATAATGGCGTGATAAGAATATATCCAAAGCCAAATGCCTCGGACTCCGTAAATATAAACTACATAAAAAAACCTAACAAACCTAATTGGACATATGTTATTAGTGGTAACAACAACGCTTTGTTTAATAATACTTCTTCTAATTATCAAAACTTTGAACTACATGAGTCCGAAGAAAACAATTTAGTTATAAAAATACTTCAGTTGGCTGGCATAAGCATAAAAGATGGCGGTTTAGCTCAAGCGGCGTCTCAAGAAGAAATAAAGAAAATTCAACAACAAAAACAATAATAAATGGGATTATTAAGTGAAAACGCAAGAGAATACTACCAAGGTAACAGTTTTGGTGATTATCAATTTACTTCTTTAGCTAATATTATAAATCAATTCGAAATAGCTTACGTTGGTGATGGAAAAATAATTCCTAAAATAAACAAGCTTGATATTGCTTTTCATGCACAAAGAGCTTTGCAAGAACTTTCTTTTGACACGCTTAAATCTATAAAATCACAAGAAATAGTTTTACCACCATCATTAACTATGATACTCCCCCAAGACTATATCAACTATACTAAACTTTCTTTTGTAGATTCTTCTGGTGTAAAACGCCCACTATACAAAACAAACTCAACTTCAAACCCTTTATCTATAAAGCAAGATACTGATCTTACCTATGACTTTACGGCGTTTGCTAACGGTGGTTTTATAACAAACTATAATTTTGAAGGAGACAACAACCTTGTTAAGAACGGCGACCCACAGGGTGGAGAGTGGGCTAGATCACATTTTTTTTCTCCAAAATCAGATACTATCAATATAGAATCTAATCAACTTGCTTTCACCCACGGCGCAAGAGATTTTGCTGGCGGAACTGAGACAGGTAGTAGGGTGTATGTGGCTTACCAGGGTTTTGATGTTAGCGGTATAGATTTAATATCAGTAGACGCTGTTGCTACGGTGGCTGCCGCTGCTAATTTATCTCATGGTGGTACAAAAGGAATCGGAAACATAAGGATAGGCGTTACTAGTCTTGAACCAACCACAACAAGCCTTAACAATCCGGGTTACAGTGATACCCAGGTTAATGTTGGTAATCAAGCAACAAATCCATTTTATCGTGTTGGTGGAAATCCTGTTTGGACTTACTTTTCACCTTTGCTTGAAGATGCTATTTTTAACTTAAACAAGGAGGACGGCACTAAGGCTTTTGAAGACTTCACATCAACAGTAGAGCAAACTAAAACCTTAAATGTTTCTACAGCAAACATTCTGCCGGATGCTAATAATCAAAAATGGGTGTACTTACTTGTAATAAGTCATATTAAAGATTTTTTAACCGTAACTGATCCATTGGCCCCTGTTCCTACTGGGACCTTAGATGACTTAAGTATAAATAAAGTAAACTCTATAACTGTTAGTGCTGACGTTGATGTAGACTATTTACAAGAAAACCCCGAGTCTAAAACTTGGGCTAACTACAAATCTTCTTTAGCGGTGCAAAATAGCAATGATGATTATTTAGAAGACGATTACTATCTTATGAGCGGAAATAGATATGGTCTAGACCCTCAACACACTCAAGCTAATGGCTCTTTTTATATAGATGGTAGATTAGGAAAAATTAACTTTAGCTCTAATATTTCAGGAAAAACTGTGATATTAGATTATATAAGTGATAGTCTTGGTACCGATGCTGAGATGCAGGTTCACAAATTTGCTGAAGAAGCTATGTATAAGTGTATAGCATACTCTATATTATCAACAACTGTTTATGGCCAACAGCTGGTACCTAGGTTTAAAAAAGAAAAATTTGCAGAAGTAAGAAAAGCAAAACTAAGATTATCAGGCTTAAAAATAGAAGAATTAACTCAAATACTTAGAGGTAAATCTAAGCAAATAAAACACTAGTATATGCCGGAAATTAAAAACACTTTCCTTAAGGGGAAGATGAATAAAGATCTTGACGAAAGGTTAATACCAAATGGAGAGTACAGAAACGCTTTAAATGTTGAAGTTTCTACCTCCGAAGGATCTGACGTTGGTACGGTACAAAATATACTTGGTAATCACGAGTTAGCGGGTGATTTAATACCAGATGGATACACGTGTGTAGGTAGTATAGCTAACGAAAAAACAAATAAGCTTTACTGGTTTATATCTAGCTATAGTACAGATGCTATAGTTGAATACGATCTTGAAAACAACCAAGGAAATTATGCTGCTGTTGATGCAAAAAGTGGTACTTCAAAAGCATTTTTAAAGTTTTTTGGTAATATTATAACTGGAATTAACATTATAGATAACCTTTTATTTTGGACTGATAATAGAGGTGAACCTAAAAAAATAAATATAGATATTTGTAAAGCTGGAACTACAGATATAACTACAACAACTAAATTAAGTTTTAAAAATGGTAGTTTTAATGGTATAACAGCAGATCTAATATCAGTTGATGCTTCTACTCCAGCTGCAACTAACATTGGTCAATACGTTTATTTTGAGCAAAAACAAATGGAAGCTTTGCTTGGCGAGTCTCTTGAAGAGTTTATTGATGCAAGCACTGGTAACGTTAATGAAATTAGAAATTTTAATCACTATAGAAAAGGAAAGTTTTTAGGAACTAAAGAGGTGAGAATTTTTCAAAATAATAATGGAAATCATTTTAGATATAATTCTAATCACACCGCAACTGATTTTGAGCTTGGAGATGTTTTTTTTAATGAAAATTTACCTTTAGATATAGAAGAGAGCCACATAACAGTTATAAAGCCAAAACCTCTAAACACTTTTTCTGTAAAAATAAACCACGCAGAACAATCACTAAACACGAGTAAAATTCCTAATTTATTCGAAACAACATTTCCAAGATTTTCTTATAGATACAGGTTTACAGACGGAGAGCATTCAGCTTTTGCTCCGTTTACTCAACCTGTGTTTAATGCTAAATACCCAAAAGATACTAGTAAGTCTATAGACGGAAGTGTTTCTTACACCAAAGACAATGCTTACGACGTTAAAGAGCCCTACAATAAAGCTATGGCCAACTCCATTCACTCTATAGAGTTAGGCGGTTTTATAACAACACACACCCCGGAAGACGTAGAGGAAATAGAAATACTTTACAAAAAAGAAGATTCAAGTGTTATATACTCTATAGCTACTATAAATCACATAGATAAACAATGGCATTATAGTAGTGGTAACGAAGAGTTTATTACACGTGTTGTTGGTGGTGTTACTGGTGGTAGATATATTGTAACAACCGAAAACATATACGCTGCTTTACCAGCAAATCAATTACTAAGACCATGGGACAACGTTCCAAGAAAAGCACTAGCGCAAGAAGTGTCAGGAAGTAGAATAATATATGGTAATTACTTGCAAAACTACGAAGTTCCTTATTTACCTACGGTAAGCTTAAATCACGATAACAGAAAAAATTTAAACAATAGCTTTGACACCGGGGGTTTAAAGTCAGCAAAATCACAAAGAAATTATCAGTTAGGAGTTGTGCTTACCGATAAGTACGGAAGAGAAACACCTGTATTTACATCTAACGATGGTGCTACTAACATTCCTTGGCAAGATTCTACAGGTAACAATAACGCTAGTAAAAGTAATCAACTAGTAGCTAGTGTGGGCTATGAGTTTCCTGAGTGGGTTGATACTTTAAAGTTTTTTGTAAAACAAACTTCAAACGAGTATTATAATTTAATAATGCAAAGAGCTTGGGTTACTAAAAGCACTTATGAACTAGATAACTCTGAAGGACATCTTTGGATATCTTTTCCATCATCTGATAGAAATAAAATATCTGAAGAAGATTATATAATATTAAAAAAGAAAATAGAGCCTAACGCTAGTCAAGTAACTTTTGAAAATAAGTTTAAAGTTGTTGACATAAAAAACGAGGCTCCTGACGCTATAAAGTATAGATTAGTAAATTACGGAACAGCCGCTAATAACGGTAGTCAAACTGGAAATGCTAGCGATTTATTTGGTGAACCAAATGAAAGTCTTGATTTTTATGATGTTACTACTAAAAAAGGAACAGACACTTTACGTTTAAATCACAGCGAGTGGCAAAACTTGTATAATAGCGTTTTAGAACAACAACTTGCTGGCGAAAATGGTGCAGAGGGTTTAAACGTAAAAGATCTTTATGTTTCTTGGTCTAGAGTTTCTAATAGCGGTGATAACATGGCTTCTAAAAAATATAAGGTAGTTGGAGGTTTTATGGGTTCTAGTAACTATATTTTAAAACTAAATACTCACATATCTAAAACAGATGCTGATATAGCGCATTGTTTTGGTGATGCCGCTACAAACACCACTGTTTTTAACGCTGGTAGTTACACGGATACAGCAGACGGCCTTCTAGATCCCCTTGACGGCTTGCATCCAAATTTAGTGTTTCAAATACAAAGAAAAGAACTTATAGACTCTGAAGATTTTTCAGGTAGTTTCTTTGTTAAAATATCTAAAAACCAAGTTTCTAGTATAATTGAAACAGGCAACGAAGTTAACGAGTTAGATAAATACAAAGTTTTAGCAAAAAATGGACATTGGTTTTTTAGAGATGACATAGCTTCTGGTAGCAATGCTTATATTTACAGTGCTGGTGGTGGGCCTTATGGTTTAACCAATTACAATGGTAGTTTTGGAACAGGTGGAATTGGTACTGATGACGACCACCAACGAAATGGTAGTGGGTATGACAATAGTACAGGTGACAATGGTACTATGCGTGTTTCCGATAACTCAGCGGTTTGGTCAACCATTTTAAGCTCAATAACAACATACTCAAAGTATACTAGATTTTTTGTAGATGCTGTTCACATGGTTGCTGGTCAAAGTGACACTAGTGATTATGCTAAGTACAGTTGTATAACTTGGTCTGGAGCTACTATTGGAGATACAAATTCGGCGGAGCAATCAAGTTGGAGTTATCCACCTTTAAAAAAATGGCTTTCAGATCAAGATGGTTTAAATAATTATGACTCTATATACTATCAAAATGATTTAATATCAGAAAGTCCAAACCATATAACTGCTGGTGATGATAATTTTAACGGCTTAAAAGTTGATGGTTGGGTTGGCGCTTTACAAAACGTAAGCAGAAACACACCTTTAACAGCAACCTCTTTAAACAATAATCATATTAACGGTTTAGAAGGTATAGTCACAACGGTAGAAGATCATACAACAGGTCCTAGAAGATGGTTTAGTGGTATGAATGGTGTTGACAGCGGTGTTGGACAAGATACGAAAACCTATGCAAACGACGAAGAAGAAGGTAGACACTTTATGCATTTATCGTTTTTTGCTCCAGGTAAAGATTTGCACGATGGAAGTTTTAGTACTCTTGGTACTCAATTAGAAAGAATATATGGACCTACGTCGTTCGCTGCTAACCTTCAAGGTATATGGGGTGGTGGTGTTTTTACAGGTGAAAATTCTAGTGATTTGTTTGGTACTGAAACAAATAATTTTAAACACTTTCCAATGGAAGGGAACCACGATGCTTCTTACAATTACATAGCGGAAACTCCAGCTCCCGGTGTTGGTCAAGGTTATGATATGAATTATAGAGAGCTACATGAAAGACAATGGGACCCTACTTTTTTACATGATAGTGCTAATACTTTTATTGGTGATCCTCAAAATGAGACTCGTGACTTTATTAGAAACTTATATCCAGGTTCTAAATTTAGATTTAAAAGACCTAAAAATCCTAATTCATCAGTTGTAGAAAAAACATTTAATGGTGTTTATACTATTAAAAAAGTACAAATAAAAAAACTATACAACCACACTTCTTGGAGAAAAGCATACAATAGATATGTTTCCGGCGAAGGTTATGACCCAACTACACTACCACATTTAGATTATAGAAGTGTTGAAGAAGTTGCTTTAGAATACTTAAACACCTTAGCTGATGATGGATCAGGTGGGGATGCTACTAACCTTAAGGCTAAAATACAAGACTTTGGAGCTTCTCACAATAGAAGACTTTGTTACATAATAGAGTTAGATAAAAACCCGGTAGATTTTGATAGTCCACTTGGAAATCATTATGCTACTGGAGATATTGATAATCATAACTTTAACAACATAGAATTTTTAGATCCAATACAAGATTTATTATTATCTGATTTAAGTAAGTTTCCAGCTGTCTGGGAACTTGATCCTAAAAAACAACAAACAGATTTAGATATATACTACGAAGCTAGTGACGCTATACCAATTAGAATAAACGAACAAACAAACGAGCTTTTTGCTCCAGTTGGCTGTAGAGTTGAGCTTATTAACCCACCTTGTGAACTACTTGCGTCAGATGTCTACCTAGAATATTGGGATGATAATATAGCTCACTTTAGTCCTGGTTTTGCAGCTCATGATGGTGCTAACGAAATAGATTACACTAATACATCTATTAAATTCATAAAACAAGATGGTAGCTACGTTATAGCTGAAGCGGGTCAACAGCAGTTAATAGGTGGTAGTGCTGCTCAATCAGCTGTTTATAAAACAAATTTTATTGTAAAAAGAGAAATAGGTGGTGAAATAAAAACTGGTTTACCTTGGTATAATTGTTTTTCTTTTGGTAACGGCTTAGAGTCAAACAGAATTAAAGATGATTTTAACGAGGTATTTATCACCAACGGCGTGAAGGCATCTACAACAACGCAAGAAACATACAGAGAAGAAAGAAGAAAAAGTGGTTTAATCTATTCTGGTATATACAACTCTAACTCTGGAGTAAACGATCTTAATCAGTTTATACAAGCTGAAAAAATAACTAAAGATTTAAACCCTACATACGGTAGTATTCAAAAGTTGTTTAGTAGAAACAGTGATTTAGTTGCTTTTTGTGAAGATAAAGTTTTAAAAATACTAGCAAATAAAGATGCTGTGTTTAATGCTGACGGAAACCCTCAACTAACAGCAAACCAAAATGTTTTAGGACAAACTATACCATTTGTAGGTGAATATGGCATATCTAAAAACCCAGAGTCTTTTGCGTCTGAATCATATAGAGCTTATTTTGCAGACAAACAAAGAGGCGCTATATTAAGACTTTCAAAAGATGGTTTAACTCCAATATCAAAAGCTGGAATGCATGATTGGTTTAGAGACAACCTACCTCAACATGAGTCTTTATTAGGAACATACGACGCATACAAAGAAGACTACAACATAACGCTTAATGATGTTTATACTGAAAACATTATATTTAACACTAACTTTGTTTTAGGTAGAGAAAGTGATGATTTTGATTTACAAAACAACGACTTGATTGAAGACGGTAACGTTTACGGTTCAACTGGAACTTATAAAACTTCTATACAAGATACAACCGTTGATTTCCCAAATAGTTCTAATTTTGACTGGGCTAATAGTAACGAGACTTTTTTAAGTAGCGTTACTGTTACTAACCATGACACGATACCAAGAGAATATTTTCAAAATTTTATTCAACAGGAGAATGAAGTTACAGCTATAACTACAACCGCTGATGTTACAAATGAAGTTCCTTTTGTTGCGCCTAGCTACGCAGATTACAGCGGGCTTTATGATGGTGGTTGGTGGTACGATCCTGGTGGTGACGGTGGTTTTATGAGTGTTTCTGGTGATTTATTTGGTGCTAGCGCAACTATTAATGCGGATGCGCAAGCTACTAGTAATATAAGAAGAGCTGCTAGTGGAAATTTTATTACAGAAAGCAACAGCATAACTTACTCGGCAAAAACCCTTGGTTATACAACAAGTGATCCTTCTGTAGAAGATTACATAAGGTATTATACAGATAGCTCTAGCTCTACAGCCTTAAAAAGCCGTTTTTCACAATGTGTTACTAGAAATAATGGTTCTGGATCTGGCGCTGACAACGCTATTGTTTTCGATAGACCAGAGTCTTCCGGAGCTTGGGTGGAGTTTCAAGCTATAGGTGGAACTACAGATGGTCAATTAGATTTGTATATAAACGACGGCGGTATTGATTACAGTGGTGGAGGTTACGATGCTTTTTTTAATGGAGATGAACTACACATACAACTTGAAGTGATGTGTTGGCCAACCTTTGATGGTACAACCGGAAGAGAAGCTCGATTTGGTTATAATTATATAATACCAAAATTAGAACTAATTGACGGTAACACCGGCCAAGTTGTGGATGCAAATAAGTTTTGCCAACCTGTTTCAGGTGGTAGTGGTAACTTTGAACAGCTACAAACCACACATGATGAGATGGGGTCTGAATGGGAAGACATAACAGTAACTAATAGTGATAAATATATATACCCTACTAGTGTTACAAGTCCTAATTTCGTGTGCATAAAAGGTAGTTGTTCGCCTTCTGGAACAGTGTTATTTCCAGACACTAAACCAACTAATACAAATAGTAACTTTAATGTACCTGATCCTGGGACTTATATTTGGCAAAACATGAATCCTCTTGCTAACTGGGATTCTTATAGTTCTAGCAATAAACAACCGGTAACACTTCGTCTTGGCGCAACTTTTAAATTTAGAGATCCAGCGCAGCAAAATTCTAATGGATCAGCAAACGGCACTATAGACACAGTTAACGCAGGTATTAGGGAGGTTAATGTGGTAGATAACCTTAGAATAAGAATAAGCAACCACAGAGCTATTGCTAGTAGTGGTTATGATTACGAAACGGTAAGTGGTAGTGGTAACAAGCCTTTAAGGCACCCGCTATGGGAAGTACACAAGTTGTTTTGCAAAAAAGGATTTGGAGTTACTTCTACTAGTACTGCATTCGAGGATGAAATAGTTACTTATGACAACCCTTTAACAACAGGAACTTCAGAAACGTTGACTTTGTCTGAAATGCAAACTTTGTTTGGAGCTGATTTACTTATAGACAATAACACAACGCCACCTACTCTTACTGTTAATGGTACTTTAATACAACAAGCAGTACCAGGTCAGCCTGCTATTCCAGATTACGAAATACCTTCTTGGGTAGAAGTTTCTCACGCCGGTCTTACAGACTGGCAGGTTGGAACAAGCGTTGGTACTGGTGGTGGTAATGGTGGTGGCTACACCCAATATCCTCAGGCAAAGTCGCCTAGTTGGTTTGGAGATCATAATTACGGTACTGATGTAACAGTTGATAGTTATACTTGGAGAGAGCCTGTAAATGGCCCTACAACTGGTGGTGACGCTACTGGAGCTCAAACATATCCTTTTCAAACTATATCTCTTGGAAGCAACAACTTAACAGCAGCGCCTTTAAACACTTTACCAGCTTCACCTGGTAGTTACAGCCCGCAATCACAAGTTTATACTGATATTGAAAATGGATATTGGTATTTTACACATAACACAGCTGGTAGTGGTAGGTCTCTCGCTATTCACCATGACATATCTTCAGGAGCTTATACTACTAATGATTGGTATCTTGTTGACGTTGAATTTGAATATAATACTAGTACTTACAGCGAAAGCAGTGGCCCACCACCGCCAGGCACTGGTGTAACAACGCCTAATAAAGGTACTGTATATATACCTGGCGTTTTAGACACGGGTTCAACACCTCAACATTTAGATCTTATTGATCCTAATTATGTTGGTGAGTGGGGAGGTGGTAGTAATATGAGACACGTTCATTTAGTGCCTGTTTTTAGAAAAGAATATAGTGGTGATCGTTGGGTTTTAAGAGCTATATTTAAACCTCAAAGCAATAGTTATATAGATACCAATTCAAAAGAAAATTATTTTACATTAAGATTTTATGAGTTTGAAAACCAAGAAATTAAAGTACAAAAAATAATATCTAAAAAAATAAACGAATTAAGCCTTAGTGGTGACCCTACTAAATGGGTGAGTAGTAGTGTTTATGGTAGAGAACACACTTTTTCAAACGGTGAATACTTTAACTTTAGTAGCTCAAGTTATGGACCAAAGTCCAATATGTATTTTAGTAACTCTGCGCTGTGTTGGGATAACGTTCCTAAAACAAATGCTAGTAGTAACGTTTCTTATTGGCTACAAAACCTTGTAGTTGCTCCAAATACAACTTCAACTAACTGGAAACTTAACTTTAAAGTTATTGATAATCCTTATATAGGTGGTAGCAACTTTAGTGGAGAATTGCAAGTAAGAGTTACTAACACTACTCACGGTATGTTGGCCACCGGTATAAATGCTGTTGGAGATTACGAAATAGAGTTTAACATGGAAACTTCCACGTCAGATTGGGCAATAACACCTTCTGGCGCAACTCTAGCGTACTATGATGTTGCCGCAAATGGAAATGCAGATGAAATATCTTTTTCTAATTCACACGCAAGTGATCCTTTGACGTGTGCTGTTAGACAAATAGAACTTACTGATTTAACTAGAGTTTTTACTGGTAATACTACTGGTTCTTGGAACCTTGGTGGTTTTGAGCCTTCTCTCAAGCAATTTGTCCAATGGGACAACCAAGGTCAACCAGGTATTATAGGTAGAATACAGTTTGAAAACGCTCCCTTGTTTGATGATACTTTTGATGGTGTTAATCCAGTTATGATAAACCAATTAATAGAAACACCTATAAACAGACATGAGCAGTATAGAATACAATTTGTTTACAAAATAGAAAATATAGAAGGAGGTCCTGGCAGTGGCGAGCTAACCATGTATTACTTTAATTCATTAGGTTATGGTTTTAGAATAACTAATATTGGTGGTGCGACTAGTTACAATGGTACCACGCTAAGTGGAGATGAGTTAACTTTTGACCAATTTTCTGGAGCGTATTCTGTAAACAAAGTCGTGACAATAGAAGAGTTAGAACAAACTGAAGTTGATGATATAAACGTTAAAGCTTTAAAAAACACTTTAGTTATAAGAAAAGAAAATGAAAATGATCCACTATCTGAAGTTACAGCTTGGATAGATAATATATCTATGCAGCGGGTGTATAGCATAAACCCAGAGTTTCCTTCTACAACCGTTACTTTTAATGAAAATGTAAATGGTTGGTCTAGTTTTAAATCTTTTATACCAGAAAGTGGTTTAAGTTTATCAAAAAAATACTTTACATTTAAAGACGCTTCTTTATACCAGCATTATATAGCAACTTTAGATGGTAACACATCAGATTTAGAACAAGCAAACAACTACAATGTTTTTTATGGTATACCTTATAAGTCAACTATAAAAGCAGTTTTAAATCAAGAGCCTTCTGTAGTAAAAACTTTTCACACGGTTGGATACGAAGGAAGCCAAGCTAACGTTTTACCACCAGACGCAAGTGGGGTTACTATAAATAACGCCAATGCTATAAGTGGAGAAATTAAAGGTTGGAAGTCTACTGACATAACCACAGACATGGACAAAGGTAGTTTACATAGTTTTATTAAAAAAGAAAACAAATGGTTTGGTTACATAAAAGGAAAACCATCTGATGTTTTGGATTCTTCTAAGTTTAGCGTTCAAGGTATTGGTTTTAGAAATAGCGATCCTACTGGTAGTGGTAGTGGTAGTGGTGGTGGTAGTGGTGGTAGTGGTGATGGTACATACGAATAATATAACAAATGAATAAAATAAACAGTTTTACAATAGATACATCTAACATGTCTGCTGACGCGGGTGAAAGAAAATTTCAAGTAAATGGATCTGTAGGTTCTAAATTTTTAATCGTAGCGCTTCAAGATGCTACTCAAAAATATTATAATTTTTCTAGCCAAGCTTTTGAAGACGGTCATGACGCTACTAAAAACCTTGTTATTACTATGAGTAAAAGTGTTTATAGAAATAATTTTTCTATACCAGCGGGTGGTGGTGATTTTGTTATTAAACTAATACCTTTAGAAGACACTATTATTAACGGTGGCAAATCTAACGCTCTAACTAGAAAAATATCAAAAACAGCTAGTAATACAACTTTAACATTTCAACCAAACTCTGATGCTTTAAACGCTGGTAGTGACCCTTGGTACGACACGTTTCCTACGTTTATCTCTGTTGGGTTTGGAAACATAGAAAATACAACCTCATTTTCTTTAACAATAGATAATCTTGTTAGCGATCAAAGTGGTTATGGATTTATAGTTCAAGCCGCAGCTCAAGACATAACTGAAGATTTCTTTTTTTATAGCGTAACTGACACTGTTGATGGTGCTACTAGCTCTTCAACTACTGTTGTTGTTAATGATCTAACAGGTATAGTTGTTGGAACAAAAATATATGGTGTTAGCAGCGGAAGCTTAAGTGGTAATCCATCTATAACAAACATTGACACTGCCACTAAAACTTTAACTCTTAGTGCAGCTCAGTCGTTCGCTGACGGTATAACTTTAACGTTTAGATCTTATGGTAAGGCTAATATTAAAAGCGCTTTAGGTTTAAACTTTTCTGTTGTTAGAAGTCCAATAACAACTTTTAATAGCGTGTCACAAGTTGTGAGAGCCGACTCAAGCGGATCGTCAACAAACGTAGCTATTTTAAATACTTTTGGTATTGGAGCTGGTTCTACTGTTTCTGGCTTAAGGGGTGGTGGCGTAACAACAGTAAGCAGTATTACAACAGCAGACGCAGCGGGAGATAGCAATAATGGCGTTATAGTTATATCTGCGGCTTCAATAACAGCTAAAGGACAAATTTTGTCATTTAGTAAAATGAGCACGCAAGCTGTTATATCTGGCTCTATTGTCGTTTCAGAATATCCAAGTGCAAACGCAGATATAAAGCTTGATATAGATAAATTTATAAATATAGGAACTTCATCATAAAACAATACAATGCCAATAGAACTTATACAATTTAACCAACAAATAAACGTCAACATTGAAAACAATGATAAAGTTTATTTTTCTACTTCTAACCAAGGAGTGCTAGGTGACCATCAATATGCTGGTGAAGTCACAAATATTTATGGTGAAAAAATTGAAGTTAACGTTGTTGATGGTGTTGTAATTCCTCTTGATGCGTTCATATTTTTCTCAAAAAATATAACTGTTAACGAGTCTAGTCTTAAAGGTTATTATGCTGATTTAACTTTAGAAAACAGTTCTAATAAAAAAGCAGAGCTGTTTGCCATTAACTCTAACATTACTGTTAGTAGTAAATAAAGCACAAAAAGTGTGACTATAAAATTACACTTAAATTAAATTAAATGGATGATAATATAAACTTTAGGTCTTTTAAAGAAGGAGACTATGAAACTTGTTGTGAATGGTGGAAATGGTGGTGGGAACGTACTGGTTTAAATCCAGTTCAAAGAGCTCTACTACCAGATGATGATAAATGTTTTATTATAGAAAAAAACGGAGAACCTGTAGCAGCTTATTTTTTGCTGGTGTTTGAATTCAAAGTGGTGGCTTTCACCACGTATTTAGTTACTAATCCAAAATACAAACAAAAAGACAGAAGAGAATTAATAAAACGCTTAGTATTAAGTGTTGAAAAAGAAGCAGAGAAAATAGGTGTTATGCAGCTATTTACAATCTGCATGAATAACCACATGACAAATATACATGAAAGTTTAGACTGGATGTTAGTACCCGTACAGAATGAAGGGTTTAAATATCTAACAAATAACTTTATAAAAAAATAAAAGATAATGGGAGATTTTTTTGGTAAAAAAAGCAAAAGAAAGCAAACCGCTACTATGAATGAAATGAACGCTATGATTCAAGGGCAGGTTGATGAAGCTGCTGGTTTTAGAGAAACCGCTCAACAAACGGCAGACCAAAGTAGAGCTGACTACGCTAATTTTCAGTTTACAAATCCTTTTGGCGGCGCACAAAACACTTACGCTGGCGCTCAAAATGCTTATGCTGGGTTGCAAAATCAATTTTCTGGCTTAGAAAATAAGTATGAAGGTATGGAAAACCGTTTTGAAGATATGACGGTTGATATGCGTGCTGCAGATTTTCAAGTACAACAAGGGCAACAGCAGAGAGCAAATATACTACAAGGTTTAAGGGGTTCCGCTGGAAGCTCTGGTGTGGCTGGTTTAGCACAATCGTTAGCAAACGCAGGTTCTATGCAAGCGCAACAGATATCAGCAGGTATTTCACAACAAGAAAGACAAAACGCGATGATGTCCGCTAAAGAGGGCGCTAGAATAGATCAACTACAAAGAGGCGCTGGTATGCAACTACAACAACAACAAGCGGCTGGTGCGCAACAACTACAAGGCCAACAAGCAGCTGGCGCTATGGCGGTTCAACAAATGCAAATGGCTGGTGCTGATAAACAACAGCAAATGATGATGCAAGGAGCAGCTGATGTTCAAGCGGCTCAAGCAGCGCAGCAATCAACGTTATTAGGCATGGATTACGCAGCTTTAGCTGGTGCAAATCAATCTTACCAACAGTCTTTGGCTAATCAAATGTCTGGTATGGGTATGAAAGCAGATATGTACGGAGCACAGTCTCAAAACAATATGTTCAGCACTTTAGTAGATGCTGCTGCAACTTATGCTGGCGCTGGTGGCTTTTCAGTATAAAATAAAAAAATAAAAATACAAATATGGCGAGTAAATTAAATCCAGGAGCAGATTCAACGTTAGTAAACGTAGCTTATAGAGCCGCGATGGCTGATACACCTGCGGATTATAGTAAGACGTTTGAAAACATGGCTGATAGCTACGAAAAAACAATGCAAGCTTCTAGTGATATGTGGGGTAATGTAGCTAAAGTTGGAGCTGCCATTGGTGGCGAAATGATGAAAAACGCACAAGAGCTTACAGACATGGTTGCCAAGGGCGCTACTCTAAATCCAACTGACGCGGAAATGTTTACCAACGAGATATACGGTATTAAAGACGAGTTAAGTTCGTTAGGTATGTTTAGCGGTCAGTTTGGCAATAGAGAAACTAGATTGAAAAGAGCTGAACTTAAAATAAAACAACAAGAGCTATTTGCAGACATCGACAATGCCGTAGCAAATCTTAAGGTTGGGGCTGATGCTGTTGCTGCTGGTACTTTTGACGCTAATTTAGCTATGGGTGATGGAGAAATGGTAAACGCTATTATTAAAAGTAACTTGAAAAACAATGTTACAGACAATAAAAACATAGCTAGACTAAGTCGTGATGAAGATACTGGTGAGTTAATGTACACGTTATACGATGTTGAAAACAATCCTGATGGAGAAGTTTTAATGGGTGATGATGGTAAACCGCGTACAATGACTATTAAGCAATTTAACGAAAGTATAGCAACCAATGTTAAAGATGGTGGCGTTATGATGAAATCTTTTGTTGATCTTAGAGAGGCAGAGGCTAAAGCTGGTAATGGGGCTTTAAACGGCACATATGATCCTGAAAGAAAACAAATGATGTTAAATAATTTAGATCTTTTACTAGGAGACAAACCTGTTAATTTAAAAAGAGCAATGAGAACTCCAGTGGGTTATTCAAACACGTCTTTATACGATGATTTAATTAGTAAGAGCGTTCTATCAGCTGAATTATATGGCGCGTTAAATAAGGTGTCAGGAAATGAAAATGGAGAGCTTACTGGTGGCGTGGTTGATGGTATTGAAGATGTTGATGGTAGTGGAGGTATAAGTGCAAGTGAAATAAATTATGACGTTTTAGTTGGTAATATAACTGGATTAAAAGACGCTGAAGTTAGTAAAGAATTTTTTAAACAATATGCGGTTAAACAAATGGAGGCTGCGTATGAATATGGGTATAGCAAAAAACCAATTGTACCTGGCAGTGGACCAGATGGTAGTGGTTTTAGTCTACTTAAAGGTTCAGGAAAAAGTGAAATTGGTGCTGATGATGGTAATGGCTATATTCCAAACTCCGCTTTAAATACTATTGGTAAAAAAGCTCACAACAGAGATGATATAAACATAGGTGCAAATAATTTTATTTGGGACAAAGAGGAAAAAGTTTATAAAATTAAAGGCGTTGAAGTTCCAAACAAGCTTGCTTTGTTTGATGCAATATATGGTAGTGGGTTTGATCCAAAAAATATATTAAGCATGTACAACAGTATTGAAGACTGGCAAGGTGACACGAGACTGGAAGGCACTTTTGACGAAAAATCTGGTCTTAGTATAAGCGTTTTAGAACAAGATGATAACCTTGTTGCTACAAAGTTAAACGAATCAATAGCTAAGGTTAGAACAGAACAAAACCCAGAAGGTTATCATTTTGATATAACTAAAAATATATTTGGTGTTGGTGACTTTGTGAACGATGCCGTTGTTTTGTTAGATAAAAATAACGATCCAGTAGAATTTCCAGAAGGACATGAGTTTGCTGGACAACAAGCTTCTTTTTACGTAGATCAAGACAATGAAGGAGACAAACAAGCCTCGTTTGACTACTTAATGGAAATACTAGAGCATTTCAATTTAAAAACTGAGAAAAAAGAATTAACAGCAGCGGATTACGCGGCGGGAAAATAATATCATACATATGAAAGAATTAGAATCTATAGTTCAGCGCATGATGGATGCTGGAGAGTCGGAAAGTAAGATTAGAGAAGCTGTTCGTATTTACAAACAAAATCAAAAGGGAAAAGCAAAAGACTCGACGGTAGATCCGACGATGAGTCAAAACGATATGGGATCAGAATTGGACGATGGTTCATCGGAATCAGTAAGTTGGTTTGATCAAACTTGGTTTGGCCGAGGTGTAGCTGCAGCTAGTACAACTGGTGAAGCTACAGACTTAATGGCTCAAGACTTTTCTAATATAGACATGAAAAGTATACAAGAGTTTATGAAGGCCAAAGAAAGTGAAGCTAAGACACATGTTCCATCTGAACGTATGGAAAAGTTTCAAAAAAAATATAAAGAAGAAGGTAGTACTTGGTCTGCATTTTTTAGAGGTGTAAAAGATCAACCAGGTTTATTACCAGAATTATTCGTGCAATCTTTAGGTACTCAAGTTGGTACTTTAATTGATTCCCCTGGGGCTTCTTTAGCCGCTGCTGGAACTGGAGCTGCTGGTGGTGCTATGGTTGGTGCGGTACCTGGTGCTGTTGCTGGTTTCATGGGTGGTCTAGCGACATCGATGGAAGCTGCGTTAACTTTTGGTGAGTTATTAGAAACTGAACTTAAAGAAGAAGGTAAGGAATTTACAGACGAAAATATTAAGGCATTATTAGAAGGACCAAAAGGAAACTCTATAAGAAATAGAGCTATTGGTAGAGGTTTAACTATTGGTGCTGTGGAAGGATTGTCTGGTGGTGTCGCTGGTAAAGCAGCTGTTGCCACCAGAAAAGCTGTTGCTACCGTTAAAGGTGCTAAAACCACTGCTATTGCAACTGGTGCCGCTGGTGTGGCTGTCGAGGGTGTTGGTGGTGGTGTTGGTGAGGTCTTAGGTAGAGTTGTAGCTGATCAAGAAATGGATGCTGCTGAAATTGGTTTTGAAGCTATAACCGGAACTACAACCGCTCCAATTAATATATTAACCGCTTTAAAATCTGCAAAACAACCTACGTATAATCTTAATGGTGTCGATGTTACATATAAAGAAATGAAAGACTTTGTTGAAACGGCTGATGACATTGATGTAGCTAAAGCTAAGATTAAAATAGAAGACGATTTTACTGGTGTCGGTACATTAGCTGCTAAAAAGCAAAACAAAGCTATAGTAGATTCTCAAATTGACGACAAGATAACAGATAAAAAAGATAGAGATACATTAATAGAACTTAACGACAAAAGAATCGAGGCAGAGGCTAACGTTAAGAAGAAAGGTATTGACAAAGTTCCAAACGCGCCTGAGGAGTTAGCTACAATACAAGCTGAAATCGATGCTATCATAGGTAAGTATGAAGGTGCTATGGGTATTGGTGAAACACAAAAAGCTCAAGACGTTGCTAAAGTTGTAAGAGAAAACAGGATATCAGATACTATCGCATTTGCAGAAACTCAAGGTCAAAGAATTGGTAAACAAACTATTGTTGTTGACAACAACGAGCAAGCTCAAGCTGCTCATGATAAGATAGCCAAAGAAATGGGTCTTAAAGCACAGGATGTTACTGACGCTGATGGGTTTATAGTTGGTGATTCTATTATTATTAATAAGGATGTGGCTGGTAGAACTGGTGCTATTAACGTTGGTGCTCACGAGGTACTACACGGTGTTTTAGCTAAACACATGCAAAGCCTGGATAATACAGGTAAGAAGAAATTAATATCTAGCTTTAAAAAAGTATTGAGCAAAAATCAACTAGCTGCTGTTACTAAAAGATTAGAAGATAACTATAGTGATGTTAAAGGTTTTGATATTGAAACTACAGAAGAGTGGTTTACAGCTTTCTCCGATGCTATAGAACAAAATGAAATAGCTTTTGATGAAGGTGTTTTTGGTAAAATCAAAAATACAATACAAGAAATATTAAGAAAGTTTGGTATTAAAAAAGACTTTGCTGATGGTAGGCAGGCTTACAACTTCTTAAAAGACTATAGTAAAAGTATTAAAAATAATAAGTTAAGTTCTAGAGCAATGGCTTTGGCTGGTGAAGGTGCAACTGTTATCGATGCTAAAATGTCTGTGTCGGAAGCGAAGGTTATATCTGATGATGCTAAAAGAGCTTCAAAAACAATAGATGATATAGGTAAGAAGGCTACTACAAAAGCAGAGTATGATGCTGGTGTAAATTTAGAAGCTTACGACTACTTGATAGACAAAAAAGGTTTAGACGGTTTAATCCTAGCTCAGTTAATGCAAAACAACGTAGATATAAAAGCTGAAGACGCTAATGTTAACGGAGTCCCATTAGACGACTACATGGAAGATGTTAGAACAAAACTACTACCTGACGTGCTAGGTTTTAACCCTGAAATGGAGGTTACTAAAGAGGGTAAGTTTGGTCTGTCTGGATATATAAACCAACGTCTTATATTTAGAATGGGTACCGTTGCTACTAAAGCTAAGAAAACAGTTACAGGTAGATCACTAGAAAAACCTGTTGGTACAACTGGAAAAACTATAGCAGACACTATTGAGGGTGAAGTGGATCAAAGAACAAAAGACTTTGAAGAGCAAGACATGTCTATAGCTGCTCAAAAAAAGAGAAAAGAAGAAATAAGAATAACCGAGAAAAGTAAAGCTATAAGAAAACATGGAGTAACGGCTCAAGATATTGAAAATATAAAAAATGATGTCGCCGAAGGTTTAGTTAATCCAAAACTTCCTAGAATAGATGAGTTCGAGTGGACACAAGCGTTTAGAGACAAAGTGGCTAACAAAAAAAGCCCGCTATTTAAGAAAATTCAAAAGTTAGTTGGAACTGGAGATAAATTTGCTCAAACGCTAAAAGATACTAGAAAAGTAATGTTCGGTAAAGAAGGTTTGCCAACGTCTGATTTAGTTCAAATGGAGAAGATGGAAAAAGAAAAGATCTTTGCCGAGCTAGATTATAGAGCTACTAATCAAGAGTTAATAGATGAGGCTGTGGAAAAAGGTTTAATCAAAACTTTTGAAGCTAAAACAGAAAAACAAGGACCTGCGATATATGATAGAAAGTATCCTAGTGAAAAAGAATTATTGAATTTCTTTGGAAAATACCAAACTAAAATGGTAAAAGGTAAGGAAGCTAAAGTATATGTTCCGCACAGAGGTAGAAGAGAATCTTATATAATTAATATCTCTAATTTCTTTGCTCAAGACGCTGTAGCTGACGTGTTAGAAAACAAACCGAAAGTATACGACACTGTAGTTAAAAATAACGCCGAAAAAGGTTTTCCTAGCAGTAAAAACCCTATAAGCGTTATTAAACAGAGAATAGATAGAAATATGGACGTTATGTTTAGCAAAAGCTTTGGTGAAGCTGAGGTTACTCATAAAATGATTTTTAGTAGAGGTTTAGATAAATTTAATAAAAATCTTATAAAAAATAAATTTAACGTTAGAAAAGCTTTTGAAGAAACTTATCCAAAAAGATTATTTGTAAAAGGTAGAAGTGAAAAGTTGAGGAATGAGATAATACAAGATCTTGAAAAGTACGTTGGTTGGTACGAAAAACAAAGTGGCACGGAAGTAAAACCAGAGTTAACGCTAACAGATTATATAGAATTAGAACTTAGCTCTCCAGAGCTAACCGTTAAGGATCTTAGGCAAGCTTACGGTTTGAGTAAAAAAGATATTAATTTTTCTAATATAGACCAAATTGTTTCAGCTAGAGTTGCTTTGTTAAAAATAATGCAACATCCTAAAATGGGTAAAACTAGGGTTATTAGATTTATGAAAAATCTAACAGAACCAACTCAACTCGGTAATACCGATGCTATAGCGTTGTCCGTTGATCAAGTTAGCGAAACGGGTAAGCTACAGAAGAAGATAGATAGGCTGAAAGCTAAAAACAATTTAACCACAAACGAAAAGAAAAAATTAAAAAAATATCAATCTACTAATTACAAAAGAAGACCGGGTTACGGGATATTAGAGGATACAGCAGATTTCAACGAGAACTTCGTGGCGCGGCTAACCGATGACGCTGTTGAGATTAGAGGTAGAAATGCCCAAACACCTTCTTTAATCGTAAACAAAAAGGGAATTGATAAGGCTAAGTATAGTGAGTTAGAGAAAAATGCTGAGGTTGAGGCTGACTTTTTAATAGATTTAATGGGTGTAATGCGTGAATTGAGAGATGATAATGTTATATCAACCAACGACGCTGCTATGATTCAAATGACTCTGAGTAGCGGTATGAACACCTCTTTAGCCGCGGCCGCAAAGCCTAGATATATTCCTTACGTTGGTAAGGACCAAATGTATACAGGTAAGATGAGGTGGGAACACATGATACCTAGAGTTATAATTTCTTTATATTTAGCTGAGTATCAAAATGGAAAAATATCTAAAAAGGATATTAAGTTTTTGTTAGACAACTTCCACGTAGCAGCACTCCCAATGCATCTTGATGTGTTAGTTACTGAGGTTGGTTATCAAGCCAAAATGCACGCTGGGTGGGGTTTGTTTGATACAGATGGAAACCTAAGCCTGTTAACTGTAAACGATATAAGAAGGTACATAAACATGAGAACTTTTGGTAAGTGGGACATACCTTTGTTTGACTTGAAAGAACAAAAAATAGAACCAAAGTCTTTGGTTTTCGCTGAAAAAGGTGGTGTTTATAACCCCGAAAAAATACAAGCAAGAAAAACAATGGTTAAAGCCGTTCAAATGTCTCGATCTACTCAAAAAGAATCTAAAGGTATTACAGTCTTAGATTTTGACGATACATTGGCTACGAGTAAATCTTTAGTTATATCTACATCACCTGACGGTGTTGTTAGAAAGCTAACAGCTGAAGAGTTTGCTACTGAAGGCGCTGATTTACTAGATCAAGGTTGGGTGCATGATTTCTCAGAGTTTAGTAAAGTTGTAGACGGTAAAGTTGCTTCTTTATTTAAGAAAGCAATGAAATTGCAAGGTAAGTTTGGTCCTGAAAATATGTTTGTATTAACAGCGAGACCTGCTGATTCTGCTCCAGCTATATTTGAATTTTTAAAAGCTAATGGGTTGAATATACCACTAAAGAATATTACTGGTTTAGCTAATTCTACATCAGAAGCTAAAGCACTTTGGATTGCTGATAAGGTTGGTGAAGGTTATAATGACTTTTATTTCGCAGATGATGCTTTGCAAAACGTACAAGCTGTTAAAAACATGTTAGATCAATTCGATGTTAAGTCTAAGGTTCAACAAGCTAGAGTTAAGTTTAGTAAATCAATGAATGATCAGTTTAATGATATACTAGAAAACGTTACAGGTATTGAAGCTAACAAAAGATTTTCTATTATTAAAGGTAGAAAACGTGGTGAAGGTAAAGGTAAGTTTAGAGTGTTTATACCGCCGTCACACGAAGATTTTGTAGGCTTGTTATACAACTTTTTAGGTAAAGGTAAAGAAGGTAATGCTCATAGAGACTTTTTTGAACAAGCTTTAATTAGACCTTTAAATAGAGCTAACAGAGAGTTTGACACAGCTAGACAAAGCGTTGCTAATGATTATAAAGAGTTAAACAAGCAATTTGAAGATGTAAGAAAAAAGCTTACTAAGAAAACCGCTGATGGTGATTTTACTTTTCAAGACGCTATAAGAGTATACCTATGGGATAAACATGGTCATAAAATTCCTGGATTAAGTGAGACTGATCAAATAAAATTAGTTGAGTTAGTAGCGTCCGATCCACAGCTACAGGCTTACGCTGAAACTTTAAACGTTATTTCTAAGCAAGAAACTTATGTTAATCCAACTGACGGTTGGAATAGCGGTGATATAAGAATGGATCTAGATGATGCCACGGGTAGAATAGGTAGAAAACAATTCTTTGCTGAATTCATTGAAAATGCTGATATTATATTTTCTGAAGAAAACTTAAATAAGATAGAAGCTGGTTACGGTAAAGGTGTTAGAGAGTCTTTAGAAGACATGTTATATAGAATAGAAACTGGTAGAAACAGGCCAACTGGACAAAATGAGCAGGTTAACAAGCTTATGAACTATCTAAACGGATCTGTTGGTACGGTGATGTTTTTTAATATGAGATCTGCGTTACTTCAGCAAATGTCTATTGTTAATTACATTAACTTTGCTGATAATAATATTTTTGCAGCAGCTAAAGCTTTTGCAAATCAAAAACAATATTGGAAAGATTTTGCGTTTATATTTAACTCTGACATGTTAAAGCAAAGAAGAGGTGGTATACAGACAGATGTTAATGGCGCTGAACTAGCTGCTAGTTTACGTAACTCTAAAGATATAACTAGAAAATTAATATCTAAATTGTTAGAGTTAGGGTTTTTACCTACGCAAATTGGTGATAACATTGCGATTGCAACAGGTGGCGCTGCTTATTATAGAAATAGAATAAACAAGTATGTAAAACAAGGTATGTCTCAAAAAGAAGCTGAAGCAGCTGCTTTTACAGATTTTCAAGATATAACTCAGTCTACTCAGCAGTCAGCAAGGCCTGACATGGTTTCTAAGCAACAAGCATCTGTTATTGGTAAAGTTATATTAAACTTCCAAAACGTTACCTCTCAGTTCAATAGATTAGGTAAGAAAGCTTTTCAAGATATATATAACAGAAGAATAACAAAACCTAACTCTACCCAAATGCAGAGCGATATATCTAACGCCGCTAGAATAACGTATTACTTTGCTATTCAAAACGCTATATTCTATACATTACAAACAGCTTTGTTTGCTATGATGTTTGATGATGACGAAGAAGATAATAACAAGTTGTTTTTAAAGAAAAAAGAAAGATTAATAAATGGTAGTATTGATTCTGTATTAAGAGGATCTGGTTTGATTGGTGGTGTGGTTGCTACTTTAAAAAACGTAGCTATTGCTTTTGCTAGACAAAGAGATGCTAAGTATAATCCAGATGAAAGTGCGGTTTTACTAGAAGCGCTAAACTTATCACCCGTACTAGGTATTAAAGGTAGAAAAATAACTAACGCTGAAAAAACTCTTAACTACAATAAAAAAGTTATAGATGAAATGGAAACTTTTGATATAGATAATCCTCAGTGGTCATCTGCTACAAATTACACAGAAGCGCTTACAAATATACCTTTAAATAGGTTGTATAATAAAACGCAAAACGTTAGGCAAGCTTTAAACAACGATCACTCAGCTTGGGAAAGATCTTTAATGTTTTTAGGTTGGAGTCAGTATAATCTTGATCTTGAAAACAAGAAAATGGAAGAGATTAAAGAAAAAACTAAAAGTAAAAAGAAAAAGAAAAAAAATACTAACTCAAGAGATATGAAAGTTATAGTTAGATAGGTAAACAATTCAAAAAATAAGTGATAATAAAAAGATGGTAAGAAAACTAATAATACTGCTACTATTTATATCTAATATAACAGTAGCACAAACATTTGGAAACATTAACGTTAAAGGCTTGTTAAAGTACTCTACTTTTTACGCGGCTGTTAACGGTGGGACATCACTTTCTGATGTTGATGTGTTCTCTGTGGATAATGGTTTATCTACACAGACTATATCAACTCCTTATGATTATAATTTTACCATAGGATTACGTAAGATCGCAAGGTTTGGCTATGAAAACAAAGCACAAACTTTTTATGATGGAACGGAATCTAATTACAGTGATGCGGCCACTGTCGGTAAAGTTAGAGGAGTTGAATATTTATTTGAGATTGATTACAAGAGGCAAGAAGGTATCGACTACTTAGATCAACATCACTTTGTTAGGTTTAGTTCTGACGATGGTTGTGCTGATGAATTATGTATGAACTTTTTTGCTTTAAAACTAGAGTATTTAGAAGATGGCTTTGCTGATATTAAATACTTTGAAGCATCAGAGAGATACAGACATCGTAAAGGTAAAAACCTATCGTGGAACATCGGGTTAACACATAGACTTGCTGAACCTTACGGTTATAACGCTTTAGACGAGTGGATGTTAGACAATGGAGATTTACACTACACGTATTTAGCTTTACAAGAAGGTTATGAAGTTGATGTGTATAGCAGTGAATACTTCAATCCTAACGGAGAACTAGTTGCTACTAGCCCAGAGGTTTGGGAGGCGGTTGTTATACCTAAAGTACTAGCTGATTACACTGAAAAGAAAAGAAACGAATTAAAGAAAACTATACAGCATTCACTTGTTGTAGGTTTTGATTACTATAGGTATTCTAAGAAAACATGGTTACACGCTTGGGGGAGTTTAATGCCGTATCACTATAATGATGGTGGTGAATTCTCTTATCACAATTACGTTGATGGACAGTGGTATGATTATTCTGGTGGATTAATATATGGAATAAAAGTAAGCAAAAACTTAGGATACTTTATGGAAGGAAAATATAACAAGTACTGGAACAGAGAATGGTACGACTTTAAATTAGGATTAAACTACACGATTTTTTAAAATGGCAAAAGAGTTAAACGAGGACACGGGTTTTGTACTTAGCGTAAAAACATTAATAGCTATAGGATTTGCTATGGCAACTTTAATTAGCATGTGGTTTATGTTGCAAGCAGATATTGCCGAGGCAAAAGAACTACCTATTATCCCACCAGATGAGGTTACTCGTATGGAGTTTAACATGAAAGATCAAATGATTCGCAATACTATTATGGAGACAAAAAAAGATGTTGACGAGATAAAAAAAACCTTAGATAAGATAGAGGATAAACTATACAGTAGATAATGGAAAAGACTATTACTTGTAGAATATTCGGTGTATACATGTTAATACTATTTTTCATGCTAGTTGCTAACATTGTCTTTGGTCAAATCAAAGTAACTCAATTTAACGCTGGTTGGAATAGCACAAATGAAGTGCCTTGGGTTATGAGTTTAGAGGACTGTAACACGTATAACTACGTAGATATAGCTAAGGATACAGAGGCACAAACAAAACATAAAATAGCAGTTATACCTACTATTATAATATTTAAAGACGGGGAGGAGGTTGCTAGATTTCAAGCTGATTTAAGCTTTAAAATGGTGGCAACAAGAGAAGAAGTACAAGAGGAAATAGATAATCAATTAATGAGCGACTTTTAAAAAATAAATTATGAAAAAAGCAGTTTGTAAAATTATAAAGAAAATAACTTTTGGTAAAGTATGCCTTGGATGGTGTGCTTGTAAAGTAAAGTAATATGGCTGGTAGCGAGATGCAAAACAGTATGTTTAAAAAAACTAGAGGATACGTTCAAGAAGATAATCCTTTTGCTGTTACTAGTTGTGGTCGTAGAAGAAACGATGGCTCGCCGTTAGAAAAAAGATTAAGAAAAACAACAAAAGGTAAAGGCCGTAACTTTAGAACAACAAAGGAGGGTGCTGGTATGACTTCTAAGGGAGTTAAAGCTTATAGACGTAAAAACCCAGGTAGTAAGTTAAAAACTGCAGTTACTGGTAAGGTAAAACCTGGTAGTAAAGCCGCTGGTAGAAGAAAATCATTTTGTGCTAGATCCAAGGGTTGGACTGGCGAAAGAGGTAAAGCAGCGCGTAGACGCTGGAAATGTTAAAACAATAAACTATGAGAAATTCAGCATTACCAGGATTGGTAAAAAGAGAATGTGGTTGCGTTGGCAACTGTAACTGTAAGTCATCGCCAATGACCAAAAGAGGTCTTTGGGATAATATACATGCTAAAAGAAAAAGAATAAAAGCAGGTTCTGGAGAAAAAATGAGAAAACCTGGTAGCAAAGGCGCTCCATCAGCTAAAGATCTTAAAGACTCTCAATAAATGAAAAAATTACTATTACTATTATTACCGTTATCAATATTTAGTCAAAACTCTTATATAGTAGTTGAGGCTCAGTATGATAGTTTTGGCCCTACGGAGTCAGAGCTTTACATTACAGATAATAATGGTGATACTGTATTGTATCACTCGCCTACAGCACAATTTGAATACTACATCGACACTTTGTGGACTAACGCTGGATCACACACAGTTATAATGCTAGATAGTTATGGTGACGGTTGGCAATCAACAAGCATGGCTGGATCTTTTAGAGCTTGGAACGATTGTCAAGATACTATAGTAGAGTTTTTATGTAATCCTAGTAATGGTTTTGCTACAGAGATTATAAACTTTAATATAGGACCGTGTCAACCAAACGCACCACCACCACCTGTACCCTGTGTACCAGCTAAAGTTATTATAAACTTAGATCAATATCAAGATGAAACATCTTGGGAAATAACAGATACAAACGGCGTTGTTTATGCCTCAGGAAGTGGTTACGGTAGTAACCCTGATTATGCTACAGTTATAATACCAGTGTGTATACCTAAAGGTCCATTGAACTTTACTATATTTGATTCATACGGAGACGGTTTAAATGGAGCTATATGGCAAGGGCAAGATGGTTCTTACTTTGTCAAACAGTGTAATGATACTTTAGTATACGGTACAGACCCTGCTTTTGGTAATGATTCTACACATGTATTTGCATCTGACTCATGCCCACCGATATTAGGTTGTACCGACAACGATTATGTAGAGTGGAACCCGTTTGCTAATCTAGATGACGGAAGCTGTCAAACACTTAAGATATTTGGCTGTTTAGATACAACTATGTTTAACTACGATGCAAGCGCTAATACAATGGAGCTTATTGATACTTGTACGTACACTTTAATACTACACGATTTAATGGGTAACGGTTGGGTAGGTTCAAACTTAGAGTTAGTTCACCCTGATACATCTTACAACTTTACTCACAACAGTACGTTTAGTGATGTTCACTATGTAGGACTTACGGCTCCAGATCCTATAAGATTTATATTTTCAATTGATCCGTTAGCACAACTAACAACCATAGAGTGTGGGTTTACTCTGATTAATCCAGAAGGAGATACAATGATTAGTATTCAACCTCCTTTCATACAGCCACTACTGCCTTACTTCCTTATTACTAATTGTGGTAATACTTGTGAAGAAAAAATATTTGGATGCTTAGATGCTCTAGCTGTTAACTATAACGATACAGCTAACACGTCGGATACAAGCTGTTACTACATACCAGGTTGCACAAGTCCAACATACATTGAATATAATGCTTTAGCAGACTTTGATGATGGATCCTGTGATGTCCCTGTGGTTTTAGGATGTATGGATTCAACTGCGTTCAACTACAATCCACTAGCGAACACTGAACTGACTGGTTCTTGTATTGCTATTGTTACCGGTTGTATGCAGCCTTTAGCTTTTAACTATAACCCTAATGCTAATACTCCTGACACGTGTATAGCACTTGCTTACGGTTGTACAGATCCTACAATGTTTAACTACGATCAACTAGCAAATACTGATGATGGTGGTTGTGAACCTTTTGTATATGGCTGTACAGATAGTACAGCTTTTAATTATAACCCGCTAGCTAATGCTGATAACAATTCTTGTGTACCTTACATATATGGTTGCACGGATCCTTCTATGCTCAATTACAGTCCATCAGCAAACACGGAGGATTTTAGTTGTATTGCTTATATTTATGGGTGTATGGATAGTGCCGCTCTTAACTTTGATTCACTTGCTAACACGGATAACAACTCGTGCATTGAAATCGTTGTGGGTTGCATGGATCCAAACGCATATAACTATGAATCAACTGCTAATTTTAGCGATTCTATATCTTGTTTGTATGACGCTAATTGTTTTACTGGTCCTGGAATCCCTTATTGGTTAAATGACGAGTGTTACGCTTGGGTTATTTCAGTAGATGATTACTGTTGTGAAAACGAGTGGGATGAAATATGTCAATTAACTTATAACTACTGTGATGGTACTTGGTCAGGTCCATTGGTTAAAAGAGTAGATAAAAAAGAACTAGTAAAAATAACTGATTTATTGGGTCGACCAACAAAAGAAATTAAAAATCAACTTTTATTCTACATTTACGATGATAATACTGTAGAGAAAAAAATAATAAAACAATAATATGGCAACAACAACAGCAACTATAACACTAAGTAGCACTGATTTATTATCAGATGAATTATCGTTAAACACAACAGCAACTCTTACGGCTGCTGATAACTCTACCGGGTTAACGCTAGCTTCAGGGTTAAGCAGAAAGAAAACGGGTAACACGACTGAATATACTTTATTTGCGGCCGCAGATTACACAGATGATAAGGCACACAAGTTGTATTTAAAAAATATATCAACTACAGCTACTGAGTACTTTGAAGTACAAGTAGCTGGAACAGTTATAGGTAGGCTGTACGCTGGCGACTGGGCTTTGTTTCCTTGGGCAGCAGATAGTACTGGCACAAACTGTGACGTAGACATAACACCATCTGCAGCAAACATGACTTTAGAGTACATGCTATTTATAGACGAATAAACAATAACAAAAATTAAACAACAAAAATAATTAATTATGGCAACAACAACAGCGGCGGTAACGCTAACTAGTGATCTAATGTCAACAAATATGTCCGTAAGCGCGTCTACAACGTGTATGAAAGCGGGTACTACTGCTGACGGTTTAGATCAAATGGAATATGGATACTTAGATTTAATAACTGGAGATGAGTATGATATTATAGCCGCAACTCCAACAGCAGGTAAAGCAAGTAAATTATATTTAAAAAACCACTCAACAGACGAAACTTATTTTATAGCAGTAACTCAAAACGCTCAAGCTATAGGTAAATTATACGGTGGTGACTGGATGTTTATACCTGCAGATTTTCACGATGCAGCGGGAGATATTGCAATAACTGCAAATGGAGGTACAAACAAAATATGCTACGCTTTATTCCACGAAGGAACAGCTTTAGTTACTACTTAATAATAAATAAATAAATAAATAAATATGGCAACAACAGCAACAATAAGTATATCTTCAGATATAGCTCCAGGTTTTGGTGGTATTAGCGAAAGCATGACACTAACGCAAGCTGGTAGTTTAGTAGATATAGATAGCACAACAGGGTTTTCTATAAGAAAGTTATCAGCTACAGGCGCAGTAGATTTAGTAACAATGGCTAACGAACTTGTAGAACCAAAAGACAGTGTGGCTGCAAAAATATACATTAGAAACATTGGTTATAGAGATGTTATTGATAAATCAGTAGGTGTCACTATAGGTGTAAATGCAGAGCCTATTGGTAAGCTTTACGGTGGTGATTGGTTAATGATGCCTCTTACCTGTGTAGACGCTGACGATATTACGGTAAATCCAGACAACGATAACACTGTAGTTATAGAATACGTTTTATTCTACGAAGAAGCATAACAAGTGGCCTTGCATTACAACATAGTAGGCGCTACATCTTCTATTGTAGAGTTAATAGCCCCGAGTGTTTCTCAAAGTATTAAATCTATTTTGTTTACAAACGTACATGACACCGCAGAAGCTACGGTAACTCTTTTTATTGAAGACAGCCCTTCCAGTGGTTCGTCTAGCAAGTATAATATTATACACACGGTAAATGTGCCATCGGATACATCTTTGCTTTTAGATAACAAATCCATGTTAAAGTACGAGTCTAAGTACGGTTTATATATAGAGGTAGGATCTACAGATACCGTAGATGTAATGATAGGAACTAATTAATTACGTAATAATAAACTAATTATATGAAGTGGATAGGCCAACATATATACGACTTAGCAGCTAGGTTTCGTGGTAATGTAACTATTGAAGGCGATCTAACTGTAAATGGTACGTATACTCAAATAGACACAGATGTAACCACTACGGAGCAATGGCTCGTCACAAATGACGGTACAGGCCCTGCTGCTATAATAAATCAAAAAGGTAGTCAAGATATATTCGACGTGCAAGATGATGGCACAAGTGTATTTTACATTGAAGACGGTGGTAATGTCGGCATCGGAACGGCTTCACCGGACGGAATACTTGATGTAAGTGGAGCTGATAACGGTGTGTTTTTTAGAAGAAATGCCTATCAATATTTAACATTTACAACCGACGCTCATAGTAATAGAATTGAATCGGCTGGTAAAACAGTTTTCCTGGGAACAACTGATGCACAAACTTTATATTTAAAAACTAATGATAGTTCAAGATTAACAATCACATCAACTGGCAACGTCGGCATAGGAACTACTAGCCCGTCAGTTGGACTTCAACTTGGTAACAATTCGTCAGGACAAACAAAATTAGCTATATTCAATAGCGAAGGAGGTAACGAAAACGGATTAACCATACAATCAAGAGTTAATAGAGCTAGAATTAAAGTGGCAGACAACGACACATCTGTTTACATGGTAGCCGAAGGCAGTATAGCTTCTTTTGGAATGGCTGATTCAGCGGCGGCTACTAATATATCTGTATTGTCTTCTGGAAATGTTGGCATCGGAACAACTTCGCCGAGTGGAAAACTTGATATTGTAAGTTCTAGTGCTACTGGAGTTGAAGTGAACACAACTGGTGGTTATTTTGCTGCAACTTTCACAACTGATTATGACAACGTAGCAAGATTTTTAAGTTCAGATTCAGATTCATCAATTGTTATACAAGATTCAAATTCCACAAATAATGGGAATAAAATTGGGGTGATAACTGATGATATGTATTTCAAAACTACTGGCGCAGAAAGAATGCGTATCACATCAGGTGGAAACGTACTAATTGGAACAACATCTGATAATGGACAAAAACTTAATGTTGATGGCTCTGGTAGATTTACTGGAACTGCTTTTTTAGAGGGAGAAGTTAAAGTTGGAACTACATCTGGTGCAAGTTTAAATCTTTTAAGAACAAGTGCAAATTACATAAGTGCTACAAGTGGAACTGGATATTTAGCATTTAGAACTGGAGGGTATGATATTGCTTTAACTTTAGACGCGCAACAAAACGCTTCTTTTGCTGGCGCATTAACTGTCGGCGTAGACGACACAGGTCATGACGTTAAATTTTACGGAGCAACATCTGGTAGGTATTTATTATGGGATGAAAGTTATAATGGTTTAATATTTTCAGATAACACTAAGTTGCAACTAGGGTCTAGCACTGGACATGGTGACTTACAGTTGTTACATGATGGCACCAACAGTTACGTAAAAAACCATTTTGGTAATTTATATATAATGAATAACGCCGACGACGGCGATATTATCTTCCAATCAGACGATGGCTCAGGTGGTGTTAAAACTTATTTCTATTTAGATGGTAGTATTGGTACCACAATATTTCCTGATAGTACAAGTTTAGGTTTTGGAACAGGTGGTGATATGTATATTAACCACGACGCTACAAACTCGAATATAACAAATTTTACTGGTGATTTATATATTACGAACAGAGCTGATGACAAAGATATTATCCTTCAATCAGATGATGGATCAGGTGGTTATACGCCTTATTTGACTTTAGATGGTAGCGCTGGGACAGTTGAGGTTGCTAAACAAATGAACTTTAACAACCACGTTAAGTTCGTTGATAACGCACATCTTTACTTAGGGTCTGCTAACGATCTGTCTATTGATCACAATGGAACAGACACTTATATTGGTAACTCAACTGGACATTTATATATAACACAATACGCTGATGATAAGGATATAGCGTTTTACTGCGACGATGGTTCTGGTGGGATAACTCCTTATTTAACTCTGGATGGGAGTACTACTAGAATAGAGGTTGCTAAAAACATGAGGCTAGCAGATAACGTTAGCTTATTAATAGGTGGATCAAGTGATTTGTACTTAAAACACGATGGTAGTCATAGTTACATTTCTCAAGGCGGTACTGGGAATTTATATATACAGCAAAATACCGCTGATGCGGATTTAGTATTACAGTGCGACGACGGTTCCGGAGGAACGACAGCTTACTTAACTTTAGATGGGAGTGTTGGATATACTCAAGCTCACAAAACAATAAGAGTAGCTGATGGTCAAAAAATACAATATGGTAATAGCGGTGATTTAAATATATACCACGACGCTACTAACAGTTGGATAATAAACGATACAGGCGATCTGTATATTAGAAACACCGTTGACGACAAAGACATAATCTTCCAATCAGATGATGGTTCGGGGGGAGTTGAAACGTATTTTTATTTAGATGGAAGTGAGGGTTTAAATAGATTTTTCAAAACCACTATGTGGCAGGATAATGTGTATTTAAAAATTGGCTCTGGACAAGATTTGCAATTATCGCATGACGCCACTAACTCACATATAGTCAATTACGCTGGTGATTTAAAAATTACTCAAAACGCAAATGATAAAGATATAATATTCAATTGCGATGATGGATCAGGAGGTAATACAGCTTATTTGACTTTAGATGGGAGTGCTGGGTATACTACAGTTCAGAAACAAATTAGGTTTGATGATAGTGTTCCTGCTAAGTTTGGTACAGGTAATGACCTCCATATATTTCACGATGGCACGGATAGTTTAGTAGATAATTATACTGGTGATTTATATTTTAGACAGACAGCTGATGATAAAGATATCATCTTCCAATCAGATGATGGTTCTGGTGGATTAACGGCTTATTTAACTTTAGATGGTGGATTGGGTTGGACTGTTGCATCAAAAAATATACAGTTTTCAGATAGTATAAAGGCTTCGTTTGGATCTAGCGTTGATATGATTATCCAACACAACGGTACTAATTCTTATATTGAAAACGCTACTGGTAACTTAGAAATTATAAACGGTCAAGACGATGGTGATATCATCTTCAAATCAGACGACGGGTCTGGAGGTTTAGCTGAATATTTTAGATTAGATGGTGATAGCGCTACAAATATATTTAGCAAAGACGTTTTATTAACTGATAACATTAGTTTAAAAATAGGTAGCGCTGCTGATTTAAAAATATACCACGATGGTAGTAATAGTTATATAAAAGATGGTGGAACTGGTAATTTAAGAATAGCCGGGCAGTCTGTGGATATTCTTAACCCTGATGCAAATGAGTTTAAAGCAAGATTTAAAGACAATGCAGAGGTTGAGCTATACTACGATAACGCTTTAAAACTATCAACTACAAATACTGGTATAGACGTAACCGGAGAAGTTAAAGGTGACAGTTTAGACATAGATGGAAACGCTGATATATCTGGTAACGCTCAATTAGGTGGAACTCTTACCGTAGGCGTCGACGACACAGGCCATGACGTAACATTTTTTGGAGCTACATCTGGTAGATATTTACAATGGGACGAAAGCTCTGATAGATTAGAGTTTCGTGACAGTGTATCTGCTGTATTTGGTAATGGAGCTGATTTGCATATACAACATGACGGTACTAATAGTAGTATTTCAAATAATACAGGTAATCTTACTTTCACACAAAATACAGATGATGGTGATATAATTTTCCAGTCAGATGATGGATCTGGTGGAGTTGCGGAGTACATGTCTCTTGATGGTAGTATTGGTTATGTTAAGTTTAGTAAACCCGCTTTGTTTCTTGACAGTGTTGTAGCTGGGTTTGGTGGTAATGTTGACTTAAAATTAGTGCATGATGGTACAAATTCTAATATTACAAATATAACTGGTAACCTAAATATCATTAACTACGCAGATGATAAAGACATAATATTCCAATCAGACGACGGATCAGGTGGAGTTGAGACATACATGTACTTGAACGGTGGAGTTGGGGTTGTCACTATCCCAGATAATAAAAGCTTAGGATTTGGAGCGGATGGTGGTAATGATTTTTATATATCTCACAATGGTACTAACACAAACCTCAGTAATTACCAAGGTGATTTATACTTTAATCAAAATGCCGACGACAAGGATATAATCTTCCGAAATGACGACGG